TTCCGTACTGCATATATTGAAGCCTCGAAGGGCGCGGGGAAAACGCCGCTCGCTTCAGGAATTGGTCTATACGGCCTCGTCATGGATGACGAGCCAGGTTGCGAGATTTATTCAGCGGCGACTACCCGCGACCAAGCGGGCATTCTGTTCCGCGATGCCAAAGCGTTCGTTGAAGGGTCGCCCGCGCTCCTGCGCCGCCTGACAGTAGACAAAAGCAACATCGCCTACACGGAGAAAAACTCCTACTTCCGCCCGCTGTCGTCCGAGCACCGGGGGTTGGACGGCAAGCGTCCGCATATCGCGCTGATCGACGAGATTCACGAGCATCCGAACGCACTCGTTGTGGACAAGATGCGGGCGGGGACAAAGGGCCGTCGGCAGGCACTCATCGTAGAGATTACAAACGCCCTTTCGCTCGATACCCCGATCCCGGTGCCCAGCGGATGGGCGACGATGGGAACGCTGAATGTCGGAGATCAGGTTTTCGACGACGATGGGAACACATGCAATGTTGTTGCGGCCACGGACATCATGCGCGACCACAAGTGCTATAGGGTTGTGTTCGATGATGGGACAGAAATAGTAGCCGATGCCGGGCACCTGTGGGAAACCACGCAGGTCCGGGGAAGTATGTCTTGGGACGAAATGGTTGCGGGGCGGAGAGAGGACAATCTTCCAAAACGGGAGCGAAGAAAAGCAGGGGAACCAAACAGGTTAGTCGAATGTATATGCGGTTGCGGTAGCACCTTCTATGAATTTGATGGGAACGGCAGACATAGAAGTTACGTTGCTTCCGGGCATAGGAACAAGCTACGGCAGCGGGTGGGCATAAGATCCACAGAGGAAATTGAAAGAACGCTGAAATGGAGAACGTACGCAAATCATCGCGTGCGCTTATGCAAATCATTAAACCTCCCCGAAGCGGATTTACCGATAGACCCCTACGTCTTGGGTTGTTGGCTCGGAGACGGGAACTCAAAGGATGCGGCCATTGTTGTAACCGACGGTGATTTGGAGATAGTCGATAACATTGTCGCCGCAGGGGTTTCAGTTGGACGGAGAAGGCAAGTCGGGTGTTCCCCCACCCTCGGGATGTACGGGATAGGGGTTACGGGCAGGGGGCGGCAAGATTCTCTTCATTGCACGATGAAGCGAGAGGGACTTCTAAGAAACAAGCATATCCCTCCCGAATACTTGAGAGCATCCATCCGACAGCGGTCGGCGTTGCTTCATGGACTCATGGATACTGACGGGAGCATCGACCCGAGAACGGGGCGTTGCGTATTTACGCAAAGCAAAGAGGAACTATGCTCGCAGGTTTATGAACTCGTAAGTAGCCTCGGAATAAAATGCACGATGTTGCACAGTATATCCGAATTAATGGGCAAATCATTCGACCGGTGGGATGTGTTTTTTTATCCCCCGTGGGGGATGAAGATATTCGGATTAGAAAGAAAGCAACGGCACAACCGAATTAGGCATACCAGAAAAAGGATGACGGGAAACAGGAGAATTGTAGACGTTCAACCAGTCTCGTCTGTCCCGGTAAGGTGCATCTCGGTTGATTCGCCGTCGCACCTGTTTCTTGCTGGTCGCTCAATGGTCCCGACGCACAACAGCGGATATGACCGCCACTCGGTTTGTTACCAACATCACGAGCACAGCGAAAAGATCCTTGAAGGCGTCTTCGAGAACGATTCATGGTTCGCGTACATCACGGGTTTGGATGTCTGCGAGAAGTGTTCGGCGGACGGGAAGACGATCCCGGTAGACGGTTGCCCCGACTGCGACTCATGGAAAGACGAGTCGAAGTGGATCAAGGCAAACCCGAGTCTCGATGTCATCATTCCGCGTAAGTACCTGCGGGAGCAGGTTGCCGAGGCGTCGGAGATGCCGTCGAAGGAAAACATTGTCAAGAGGCTTAACTTCAACATTTGGACAGAATCCGTAACAAAATGGCTATCTTTGGAGAAGTGGAACGCCTGCGGCGATGCGGTCGATCCCGAGGCATTGAAGGGACGGATCTGCTACGGCGGCCTCGACCTGTCCTCCACGACGGACATCACGGCATGGGTACTCGTGTTCCCCCCCGAGAAGATCGGCGGCAAGTATTCGGTCCTCTGCCGGTTCTTCATCCCCGAAGACAACATGCGGGAGCGGGCACGAAAAGACAAGGTCCCGTACCCGGAGTGGGTAAAACAGGGGTTCATCACAGCGACCCCGGGCGGGATCATCGACTACGCCTTCGTCCTCGATCAGATCCGCAAGGATGCTGAGTATTACGACGTAGCGGAGTTGGCGTTCGACCGGTGGGGATCACAGAAGATCACGACAGACCTTCAGGACATTGGCTTCGAGGTCGAGGGGAAGAAATCCCTGGTCCAGTTCGGCCAGGGATTCGCGTCCATGGCGGCGCCGACGAAAGAACTGGAAAAGATGGTGCTGGCGCGGGAGATCGCGCACGGTGGAAATCCCGTGTTGACCTGGATGATTTCAAACGCAGTCGTTCGCACAGACCCGGCAAATAATATGAAAGTAGACAAGAGCAAGTCCACGGAACGGGTGGACGGTGTATTAGCCCTAATCATGGGCATCGCGCGGGCAATGTTGAAGAACGAGACAACGTCGATCTACGAAACCCGCGGGGTGCTCACGTTCAATTGATTGTCCTTTTCAGAATCAATTCGGTGGTCCGCTTCGGCGGACTTTTCATTTTCAGCCCGGAGGGTTAATGATCCGACTCACGCAAATATGGGAGTCCATCCGCAAGGTGATTGACCTCCGCGATTGCTTCATCTTCGGCGGCCTCGGGTTGATGGGATACGGCCTTTATCAATTTCGCCCGTGGGTTGCCTTCACGGTATGCGGCGCGATCCTGTTGGCGATCGGTATGTTCCCCGGGAAGGATGAGGGCTGATGGGCATTCTCAAGTCAATTCGCGCTCTATCCGTCACGGACCCACGCGCTTGGGATCGCTCGCTATGGAACCTACGGGGATCGCAGTCCCTCTCTGGGGAAGTCGTCACAGAAGATACCGCCCTCACCTACTCCGCCGTCTACAACGCCGTCACGCTCATTGCAGGCACTATCGGCGCGTTGCCGTGTCACCTGATGCAGAAGAAAAGCGAACTGAAGGGTGGCAAGAAAGTCGAGACGAAGCGCATCGCCGACGACCGGAAGATGTACCGGGTCCTGCATGACGAGTGGAACCCCTACATGACTGCAATGGCCGGCCGTGAGTGCCTAATGGCGCACGTCCTGTTGTGGGGAAACGGGTACGCAGAGATCAACCGCAACGGGTACGGAGAAGTGGTGGAATTGTGGCCGATTACTCCCGACCGCGTTGACCCAGAGATGCGGGGCGGGAAGCTCGTCTATAAAATCCGCGTGGACAATCAGGACAAGTATCTCCCCCGCGAGAAGGTCCTGCACATACCTGGATTGGGATTTGACGGATTCACTGGATACAGCGTCATCGCGATGGCCCGCAAGTCCATCGGACTCAGTATGGCGCTGGAGACGTTTGGGGCGCTTTACTTCGGCCAGGGGACGCACCCAGGCGTAGTTGTGTCTCACCCCGGGGTACTCAAGGACCCCACGAAACTTCGGGACTCGCTGACCGGCGCTTACTCCGGCCTCGGTAAGACGCATCGCCTCATGCTTCTCGAGGAGAACATGAAGATCGAGAAGATCGGGATCCCTCCGGAAGATTCGCAGTTCCTCGAAAGCAGAACATTCCAGATCGACGAAGTCGCGAGATGGTTCAACTTGCCCGTGCATAAGTTGAAGGAGATGACTAAAAGTTCCTTCTCGAATATCGAGTCGGAGCAGCGGTCATTCTACGGCGACTCCATCCTTCCGTGGCTTGTGCGGCTCGAGCAGAACTACAACATGCAACTGCTCTCCCTGAGCGACAAGGAATACTCGGGTCGAGGGCGGCTGTACTACAAACACAACGCAGAAGGCATCCTTCGAGCCGATACAGTAGCCCGCGGCGAGTTCTACACGAAGATGTTCAACGTCGGGGCGATGAGCGTGAACGATATCCGAGCAAAAGAAGACATGGACCCCGTTGACGGCGGCGACATTTATCTCGTTCCCCTGAATATGACTTCGCTTGAGAACGCCGGGAAGCCGCCGGAACCACCGAAACCGCCCGCGTTGCCGCCCGCCAGCGTACCCGAACCAGATAAAAGGAGGCCCGCAAAATGAAATGGTACACGATAACCGCGAAGAACGATGTTTCCGAAATATGGCTCTACGACGAGATCGGCATGTGGGGCATCGGCGCGAAGGAGTTCATCGTGGAGTTGAACGCGATCAAATCCCCGAAGATCGACATGCATATCAACAGCCCCGGAGGGGAAGTGTTCGACGGAGCGGCGATCTACAACGCAGTGAAGCGGCACCCCGCCACGGTCACGACCTACGTCGACGGAATAGCCGCCTCTATCGCCTCCGTCATCGCCCTTGCCGGGGACAAGGTTGTTATGGCGGAGAACGCCCTCTTCATGATGCACAACCCGTCCGGCTTCTGCATGGGGGGATCTGAGGATATGCGGAAGACGGCCGACATCCTCGACAAGGTGTGCGGGACGATGATCGGGGCGTACACGGCAAAGAGCGGCAAGGACGATGCCGAGATCAAGGGGATGTTGGACGCCGAGACGTGGATGGACGCGGAGGAGGCCAGGGCCGCCGGATTCTGCGACGAGGTCGGCGACTCGATGGACATGGCCGCCTGCGCGAAGTTCATCCCCGTCATGTCGAAGATGGGATTCAAACACGCACCCCAGAATTTCAACGCGAAGAAGGAAACTCCTTCCGTGAAAGATATCGAGCGCGTCCTGCGCGATGCCGGATGTAGTCGGAAAGCGGCGAAATCCATTCTTGCGAAAGGCTACTCGGACGGCCTGCGTGATGCCGGCGCGGATGATATAGCCCCCCCGGTGACAGACCCTCCGCCTGGTGTGGAGACGCCTACGCCGGCGCCGATTGTGGCCGCCGCTGTAACTCCAGATCCGCCAATAGTCCCTACGGATCGGTACATGGAGTTGTATCTCAGGGCAGA